TTGCTGAATCTCGAATAGCCATTTGTACATATACTGCCTTCACTCCTGCGGGTACTCCGAATACAGAAGACAAATCAATTAATGTTTTAGAAGTTGTACTGAACGAATCGCCATCCCATGATGTTGACATTAATTCTTTTTTAAGCGGATAAAACTGTGGTTGAGATGGTTTAATGGTTGTATCGGTTATAGTTAAGCCCGTTCCCAAAGTCAGCCACTTCAGCGCTCCAGCGCTATCATCCCAGAATAACACTCGGTCGGCTCCGGGATCTGTTAGGCTTTGTAAACCTAAATGAGAAAGTACTAAAGATGTATCTGATAATGCTAAACCAGTGCTTACCGTCAGCCACTTCAGCGCCCCAGCGCTATCATACCAAAATAGCACTCGGTCGGCGTTGGGGTCGGTTAAACTATGCAGCCCCTTGAACGCAGTAATATCTACGCCATCCAGTTTATCACTATTAGCAGCCTTGCCGTCAATGGGTAAATATGTCCCAGTATGATTATGGGTTGCAGTTGCAAACCCAGTGCTATCTGTCCCGTCCAATTTATCACTATCCGCAGCCTTGCCATTAATTGGTAAATATGTCCCAGTGTGATTATGGGTTGCGGTTGCAAACCCAGTGCTATCTGTCCCGTCCAATTTATCACTATCCGCAGCCTTGCCATTAATTGGTAAATATGTCCCAGTGTGATTATGGGTTGCGGTTGCAAACCCAGTACTATCAACCCCGTCCAGCTTATCACTATCGGCTGCTTTATCAGTCCTCAGCAGGTATTGAGGATGGTCATCATCAGCAAGACCAGTTAGATCACCATGATCAGTGACACCACCACCACCTGTAGGTCTTTCCCACCTTTGGAGCCGTTCCACTTCTCGCTCAAGCTGCTTAATCCGCTGAATTATAGCTTCCTCAAAAGCACTCATAGTTCACCTCTCAATCGTACATCTATCTGTTCCCCGTTATCCTGGTCTACTTTCACTCTCACGCTCGAGATATGACAGTCCACGTTATAGCCAAAAGCCTGAGCGGTTACGATATCACCGAACTGGTAATGTATTCCAAATTGCATTCCAGTTGTATCTAACAATCTGCCTGTTAATACCTGCTTTGGCTTATGGTCATTCAGCACCTCATCACCATCAGCTTGCAATGCAGCGGTGTTATCATTGTCTCGGCTATCCTTAAAATACTCACGGCGGTTCCACTTGCTTGCGCCCATTCTCGGATAATTCCAACGATAAACACGCATGCGGGCATCCTCTTCGCCTTGTCCAGCCACACAAACCCAATTCCTCTCATCTGAGTGAAAAGTTCCAAATGTGGCTTCGTCTAAATTGCCGTACTGTTTGCCAACAAGTCGCGGGTCGCCGGAAGTACGGCTGTGATCCGTGCCACGCTGACCTGCATAAGTTCTGAACTGAAAGACGGCTGGAGCGGTTCTAACCACATCAAAAGCTAAGTAAACGCCATTTTCGTTAGCCACATCCGCTAACTCCTGAAGCACAGTCAGAACATTGCGATATGCAAACGCTTTTGTAATGGACGCTCCACCAGCACTTACGTTTCCGGCAACTGTAATTTTCCGGCGTTCAGCAACTGCCAATTCCCCTAACTGCTCTCTAACGATAGCCTTCATCATATCATCAGGCTTGCCCGTCTTTTCCGCTTGAGAGCTGCCAGCATAAGCCCAAACGATAGCCGTATCCAGTAACCAATTCGCATCGGTAGCATAAAGTTGGATGTATTCTCTGCCTTCTCGGTCTGTGTAAAACTGCCAGTCCTGCAGAAAATAAGCGGTGTCGTTTTGTAATTCTAACGAGCCGTGCTTTTCCCGCCATATCTCGAACAGCTGCCCTACCGCGAAATCCTCATAGCTCATAAGCTCACGGGGAATTGTCAACACCATACTGCCGATTGCGTTCTCTGTGCGCACATACTCAAGAGAGGTGAACGCCTGAATAACTCCAAGCTTCACTCCCGCATCTGTATACCAATCTATTTCATATCTCATTCCAGCAGCGCTCCGTCAATGCCCCAGAATCTTGGCTTCCAAGCTATCCACGCTTTGGTGGCTGAAGTTGTGGTCGCCTTATCCATAAACAGGCTAATCGAATTACTTCCGGGCTTCAGATAGAAATTTCCATAGTCACTGCCAGCATTTACATACCGCAAGACGCTACCACGACCAGCCCAAGAGGATACAAACTTCAAATTCAATGGGTCAAAATTGAGGTCGATCCTTTCACCTGCTAATAGCGTCAAGTCGTTGAAAGCAACTTGTGCTCCAGTCGAGTAATTGGTTATTGAGTAGAGCTTTCCGGGACCTATAATCTGCATGCGGGGATAAGTGTTTGCTGAACCGCTCGAAACATTTATATCCACTGCTCCAGCAGCAATGGCATTCCCGCCAGAAATTGAAAAATCACCACCTAAATAGATTGTTTCATCAGATGCCTCAAGCAGCGCTCTAATTGGAATACCAATAATTGTTGGCAAATTAATATCAAGCCTCTGCCACGCACCGCCAATTGATCTTGCTACGTTATTAACTTCTAAATTACCTGCATGGTCGAATCTGCCGCTAATATAAATATCGCCATTAGAGAGACAATAGACATTCTGTACTTCTGGATTTGAGCTTCCTGATACCCCCCCAGCCATTAGCGACCCCCAATTATTCCCACGCCATGCTGCCACATAATCAGCATTAGGATCGCCGCCTGCATTCGTAAAACCTCCGCCGATTATGATCGTTCCGGTCGGATTTATATCAATTGAATACACCCAATAGTTTAATTCTGTTGCGCCCAAACTGGTGAATGACTTAAACGCCGATCCATCCCACCAGCATATAAAATCGCCATTTGACCCATCTGCATTGGCAAATCCACCACCTATCAATAATCTGCCATCAGGCGCAAACTTCAAAATGTGAACTACATTGTCCAATCCAGTTGAAAGTGGAGCCCAATCAGTGCCATTATAATAGGCAATATATTTACAGTTTGTATTTCCTCCTGCCGATGTAAAATTGCCGCCAATATAAATAGTTCCTTCTGAAGATATGGTAATCGTATTAACTTGATTATTAATTCCAGTGCCAACTTTACTCCAAGTCCCAGAAGAAACTGTATATTTCGCAAAATTAGTTGCGCCCGTAATCCCAGCAATATTAGTAAATTTTCCACCTACATATAAATCGCCATTTGCATCAAAAACTATACAAGTAATAGCATCTAGGGGAATTAAATTAGTGATTCCTAATCCTTCCCAAGCTTGATTAGCTTTACTCCAGCGAGCAATTCTTTGCGTTCCAGATACTCCGCCCACACTTTTAAAATATCCGCAGATATATATATCACCATTCGGAGCTTCTTTTATATCATAAATAGTACCACCAGTTACCCCTGCCAAAGGATTTACATAACTTGAACCAGTCCAATTACACCAATATCCATTCGGGTCACGCCTGACTATATAATTAGCAGCAAATTCCGCATAAAGGTCAAGCTCGCCGCCTTCCTCATACGCTCCATCCAGCAGCCCGCTCGGAATTTCGAAGTTCAGCACCGCTCTCTGATGGTTAGGCAAGTCAGGCGTATCAGTCAAAGTAGCAGGTAAAGGAATGCAGCGGATGTCAATCGGGTTAGTGGCTTCATTGCCGTTATCGTCAAAGCCTTGATAACGGATAATCCGTTCGCCGTGCGGTCTAATATCCGAGCCCCAATTAATGCCAAACTGCTCTTCTACTTTCGCGCCGTCCAGCAAGTCTGGTCTGAGTGCGTCAATCAGCGCTTTACGATTAGCTTCAATCTCACCCAGCGTTTCACCAGTAAAGTCCACAATAATGCTAAATTGCCTTGATTTGCGGATGTGATCTTGGTATAAATCACCGCCTGATGTCATCTTAGTTAATATCTGATTCCAGTCGCCGTGACCTAAACCCGTGACCTGAACCAGCTGGCAATAATCCTCTAAGTCCAACAGCTCGCCGCCCAAGCCAGTATAAGCTGAGCGGATAGATGCGCTACTTCTAATTGCGCCTTCCCATTTGCAACCATCACCATAGCCGTGAATGAATGTGGTAGCCTTGCTTTCCTGCTCAAATTGGACGCCGTCAACATAGAATGGCAAAGTAGAACTAACCGCATCTCTG